GGGCCTTATTGTAGACGCCGCCGACGCCGCTCTTGTGGCCGCCGACGTGGCCGAGGATCGTCTCCACGATATGGGGCGGCACGTCGAAGCGCTCGTGCAAGGCGGTCGATATCGAGCGCCGGAAGTCATGCAGGCGCCAGGGCGCGACCGCGGGGCCGAGCTTGGCGTCGAGCTGTTTTTTGGGCGCGGTGAATTGGGAGAACGGGCCGTCACCGTAGCCGAACACCAGATCCCGATCGGGCCGGTGCTGCAGCCGGGCCGCGAGGATGGCACGCGCCGGCGGCGAGAGCGGGATGACATGCTCGCGGCTGTTCTTGACGCGGGCGCCCGGCAGGGTAATCAACGCCGCCCCGATATCGATCTCGCCGCGTCGCAGGCTGGCGATCTCGTCGCGCCGGGCGCCGGTGAGGATGAGAAGCCGGACGATGGCCGCATAGTCGTCGTCCACGTCCTCGCCGAGCGCGCGCCATATGGCGCCGAGCTCGGGATCGGTGACGACATGGTCGCGGACGAAGGGTTCGCACGGCAGATTCGTGAAGGCGACCGGGTTCGATTCAATGAGCCCTTCGCGGCAGGCCCACATAAAGAACGCGGACCAGGAAGCGCGCGACCTGGTGGCCGTCGCCGGGCCGCTGGACGCGCTGACCTCGGTGAGGCGCCGGGCGATCATGGCGCGGGTCACGGCCGTAATCGCCTCGCGGTGCAGCGGGAGCAAATGCTTGTTGAGGTGCCGGATCACCTGGCGCAGTGTCGCCGGCTTCAACCGCGGCGCTTTCCAGACGAGATACCGCGGCAGCAGGGCGCCGATCGTGGTGGCCGCCTCGACCCGGGCGCGAGATCGGTCGGCCGCCGGATCGCCGCCGAGCCGCCGGGCCGCCAGCAAGTCCTTGGCCTTCGCGCGCGCCGCCGCTGCGGGGACGATCGCCGGCGAGCCCAGCGATATCTTCCGGGCGCGGCCGTGGACCTCGTACATGACGGTCCAGGTCCGGGCGCCGCTGGCGCGGACGCGGAGCCCGAAGCCGGGCAGGTCCTCGTCCCAAAACGTCGTGTCGGTCTTGTCGGCTGGGCAGGCCAGGGTGCGGATCGTCTTGTCGGAGAGCTTCATTCGGCGGAACCTCTTTTGTCAGTTTGGGGTAGGGTTGGGGTAGCGGGTAGGGCGCGGGGTAGGTGATCCAGGCTTCCACCCATTTCCATTGGTTGCTACGCTAGTGTGCGGTTAGTCATTGATACATCGATCTTTTCTGCATCAGGTTTCCAACCTTAGCAATTCCTCGCCATGCATTGCAAGCGTCAAAATTACACAATACATGTGCAGATTAGCGGCTGATGCGCGGTTAATACAGTCAATCTATCAATGGCTTATCATGTGACGCCTACCCAGGAAAAGCGCCGGGTAGGGCCTGGGTAGGGTTTTGCGCAAATCGACGCCGGGTAGGGCCTAAGTAGGGCCAGGGTAGGGGCCAAGGTAGGAATGCTCCCGAGCCCCACAAGCGGCCACCCGTGCGCGTTCCGGACGCGCCCGCTACCCATGCCGCCCGGCCGGCAGGGGCGCGCTACGGGGCTTGGCTGCGGCGTCAGTCCTCGCCCTCGGCTAGGGCCGCCACCGCGAGCATGTCCGCGATGAGGCAGCGGCGAACGCGGGCCGCACATCGATAGCGGCATTCCCCGTCGCCGGCGTGCGGGCAGCGTAGGCGCAGACGCGGGGCGCCGTCGGCGGGCTCAGCCCTCGTCCCATTGTCGCGCTGGTTGCCCATTGTCCCCCCACGACTTCGGCCGGATGCGCGGCATGGGCGTCGCACGCACGAGCGGCGGCCCCGCCTCCGGGTCCATGCGCATGTCCTTCATTCTGCAGTGCAACGCGCGCGCCATATGCTCGAGCACCTCGACGGTGATCCGCCGGTGGCCCTGCTCGAAATGATAGATCGCGTGCTTGCTGACCCCGATCGCTTGGCCGAGCGCGGCCTGCGTCATGAGGCGGTGCTCGCGGATCCGCGCGATCCGCTTGCCAATGACCGCATCTCTTTTGCTGATAACCTGGTCCATCACCGGCGCTCCTCTTGAGTTAAGTTGCGTTGTGATTGATCCCCGGTATTTTTCTCCCGGCCGTCGTTACCGCCCCGATCCAATATGAAGTCAGGATGACACTCATTGCCACCAAAACGTGTAGCTATATGACCCCCATTTCCACTTATAGCCGCCGCCGATAGCGGCTCGCCCAGCGCCCGCCATCCACGGGTTGTGTCAATTATGATTCCGTTTCGCGATTTTCACGTTAAATTGACCCCTAATTTGTTAGGGGCGCCTATCCGGATGAGCCAGCACTACCATGGGGTTGCAATGCCCCATAGACCAAAGCGCGCGCGCCCTCCGTCGATGACGCTGACCGAGCGCCAACGGCACGTCTTGCGCCTCATCGCGGACGGCAAAACGGCCAAGACCATCGCTCGCGAGCTCGGCGTTGCCACGACCACGGTCCTCGATCACATCGAGCGCATCAAGACCCATCTCGGCGCCACCAACCGCACTAACGCCGCCGTCATCGCCATGCAGAAGGGATTGCTGAACGACAAGCCGAAGAAATAAAAAAAGCCCCGCAAGGCGGGGCCAAGTCATAGGGGGTAACAGTCCTTACCTTATCGCTAATTTCTCGTAAGGGAAAACGACTTCGACCTCGTCGTCCGTTTGAATGCCGAGCGACTCCATCAAGCCGGGACTGATGTCGGCGACGCGGCCGGTACTCTCGTGCGGCCCCCAATCCGCCGGGAAGGCGGTGAGCGACCGTCCGCTCGGCAGCGCGCGCACAAGCGCGACTTGCTCGAGCAGCATTGCCCGCGGCGTCACATCGTAATCCCAGCGGCAGGCGATGTAATGCGCGTGCGGATCGAGCCGTCGCGCCAGCCCGGTCGTGCCTGGCGGTTGCATGGGGAGGAAAAGATGCGGCGCGTCCTCGACGTGGTCGATGAACGCAAGCCCTTCGTCCGGCTCAACGCCCTTGTCATTCGGCCCGCCAAACCACGAAACCTTGCCGCATAACGACGCTTCCGGCACCAGCGTTTCCGTGCCGCCGGCCAGGATGCCGGCGATGGCGCGACAGATATCATCGAATTCCGCATTGTAGATCATCGCGTCGGTCTCGCTGTCGACGAAGCACGTCTCGATCAGGATCGCCGGCATGGCGGTGTTGTTGAGGAAATAAAGGTCGGGGCGCTTTTTGGGGCCACGATTAGTAAAGCCGCACGAGGCGATCGCCGCCGACACCTGGCCGGCGAGCGCGTTCTGCGTGACGTAGAGCACCTCGGTCCCCATCGGCTTCGACGTCTCGACATAGGCGTTGAAATGCACCGACACGTCGAGGTCGCGCTGCTGCGCGTTGTGCGCTTCGACGATGGTCTTGAGGTTTTCGTCCTGCGATTTGGACGTGTCGTCGTGGAATATTTTGACGTTCACGCCGCGGTCGCGTAGGCGGTCGGCGAGCCGGTTGACCACGTTGCGGGCTTCCTCGACCTCGTCGAGCAGCCCGCTCGCGCCGCGGACATACTTGCCGTGGCCGGATGAAATGACGATGCGTCCAAATGCCATAGGTGGCCCTCTCAAGGTTTCTTGCCGAGCTCGCGCGTCATGATATCGACGACCTTCTCCAGCCGATCCTTGTTCGCCTGCGTCTCTTTCTCGGTGACGGTTAAACGATTGTTGATCTCAGCGAGATGCGGAGAGCCACGCACCTCCAAAATGTTTACCCGCGCCTCCAGCTCGACCATGTAGGCAGTAATCGAGAGCACGGCCGCACCGATGGCAACGCCCTGCGCCACCAGGAAATAGACGAGCGCCTGGTTCTCGTTGAACCACGATCTAACACTGGTCATCATGGATACATCGCCTCGAGCGTATGCACGACCCAGATCCCGCCCGCGAGGATCAGAAGGAAGCCGATGGCGATGACCCAGCCGCGCATCAGTATCTCCCGTAGACGAGATGCGGCAGCCCCGGACCCATACCCAATACACCCGTAAGCCAGATCACGATCGCGATGAGGCACAGCAGGCCGACGATGACGCGGCCCCACTTCTCTATATTGGCGTCTATCGACCACCCCATGAAGCTGACGATCAGCCATCGAATCGCGAACGCCACGAAGATGACGATCGCGATGTAGAGCAGCAGATACAAAAAGCTGATGAGAATGCTCATGGCTCAACCCTTTCGAATATAATTCATAGCGAAGTTGAATAATTAATACTTAGTGTGTCCCCGTTCACCACCGCCTTGTCGCCGGTGGAGAACGTGCCGGCCGACCAAAGCGTGCCGTTGGTGTCATCCTTGGTGGCGACCGCGCCGGTGCCGTAGCAGAGGAACGCGCCCTTGACGGTTCCGGTGCTGGTGATCGCAAACGACAGCGCCGCCGATAGAGCTTTCGACCCCGCCGTCGCTGCGGACCAGACCGCAGTCTTGCGATTGCCGGAATAGGTTGGCGCATTGGTGCCGCCGGCCTCGAGCCATCCTGTATGCGACGCCATCGTGTCGGTTGCGGCGACCGCTGTGTAGGACACCGACGAGATCAAGCCCATGTAAGGCCCGGTCACGGTGTAGGCCGCCCCGGCGAGGAACGAGTCCAGTGCGAGATTCTTGCCAACCGTGGCCACCACGTTGTCGATGATCTCGCGCCATTTAAGCTCACCGCCAGCCCCGCGGCATTCGATCTCATAGCGGCCGTGCGCGTCGGCATGCTCGCCGAGACCGCTGCCGCGGATTACAGACGCATCACTGCATTCGCGCGCCTGTGCGCGTTCCTCGGTCATGGGCTTTCTCCTTTGGAGGATTGAATTGAGGTCACTAACTCAATGTAATTTTAGGGTCTAAATACCATGTCGTGCTCGGCTTCGCGGCCCGCACCCGCGCGTGCAGATAGCCGGCCATGCCTGGCTGCGGAGAAGAGAGCGTGGCGGTGAGCTTGAAAGGCAGCCAACCAGCGCCGCTGCCGCCACCGTTCCAGGTCGACCCATCCGAAGCCACCGCCGCATTTGCTGCCAGCAGATTGGCCTTGGTCGTGGTGACGATCGTGCCCAACGGGGTAGACGACGACCCCAGATACTCGACCTCCAGCCAGATGTCGTCGTTGTTCGGCAACGCACCCGCGTTGATGGTGCCATATACCGTCACGGTGACGTTGGCGCCCGTGGTCGGGTTCCATATCGCATAAGGCTCGGCCTTGAACGGCCGCAGCCATTGCGCGTTTGCGGTGGTGACGATCTTGCGCGACTGCGCCTGCCCGGTCGGGTCCGACGCGCCGCCGACACGAGTAATCGATGTCTCGGTCGTCTCGGTGCCTTCGTAGGTGTAGCGCGCGGACTTGTAGCCGGTAGCACCGCTGTCGGATCGGACGGACTGAACGGTCAAACCAGAACTGGACGGGGTACTGAGCGCCATTGTTGCGTTCAATTTGCAATCCTTGATGGAAAAATTCCCCATCGATGACAAGTTTCCAGGCACTACACTTCCGGCAATCTGACTTAAATCAAGCGCTTCAAGCACAACATTGTTTGTCGGACCAACCACAGAAGCCTGACTAAATAATGTAGTAGGGACCGACGACCCGCTGGCAAGCACCTGTCCGGTGTTTTGCCAATACATCTGAGAGTAAGAAGGTTGAATAAACTGCGAAGTCGCCGCAAAGCTAACCGTCGTGTTGTTCAACACAATGACAGCCGTATTGTTTGCAGCATTTGGTCCAAGCTGGATAGCCGCATTAGCACCTGTTGTCGCAACCTGCAGCGAGCAATTATCAAAGAAAATCCAACTCTGGTTGGCCAAATTATTTGTAAGTACAGAAACAAACGCAGCACCACCAGAACTGGAACCAACCCCACCCTTGAACGTAATGCCGTAAACATAAACCGATCCGGCAGAAGTAAACGTAAGCGAGAAGTTGCCGGAAACGGCGATGCTCGCACCGGCCATGATGTTGCCGGATGCTGGTGGGTATGGGCCTAAATGATTATGGCAAATGATCTTGCTGATAAGACCGGCACTGCCGGCAACAGATATGGTATTCGACGACGCCTGCGACTCGGCGTGGTTGTCGCCGACGTAGATCGAATTCCCGGCCGCGAACCAGTTTGTGGTGGCGGCGTTGGGGAGGCGGGCGTGCGGAGCTTGACCGCCAGTGAAGTTACCAACCACACCCAGGCAGGTCCATGTGACCGTGCCGTCCGCCTGCGTCGTCCCGGCGGTGTTGTTCGACCAGGCCGGCTCGCTCGCGCCCATGGTGCCGGCTGTCGAGCATATCCAGTAGCTCGCGCCGTTGTTGCGCTGGATGATCGCACCAAGCGTGACGGCAGAGTTTATTGCTTTAGCCGCCGCCCAGGTCGGTGTGTTGGTCAGATCGCCATTGACCGCGCTCGCACCCGTGCATTCTTGCCACGTGACGGTGTTGTCGGTGGTCTTCGCGCCCCTGGTGATGACCCACGTCGGCTCGGTCGTTGCGTGCGTCGTGCCGCCAACGATGGCAATAAACACCCGCTCGCTGTTCACCGCCGGCGCTGCATTCTGGCGACGCAAGGCACCGGCGGCAATCGTCGCTCCGGTCGCCCACGCTGTTACAGCAGTGTAGCCAACACTGTTGGCGTACCAGGCAAGATCGTAGAAGGCCATGGAGGCTTAACCTTCGATATAGATCACGGTCGGTTGCGGGATTGCGGGCATGATCGGACCGTCGATGGCGAGCACGCTTTCAAAGCGCACGCCACCAATCACAGAAGCGTCGGGCACATCGGCCGCACCAGCCACCTCCACTACCGCCGCGCTCAAGGCACCGGCACCGGCCGAGGTCGCGTCGGCTGCGCTCGCCGCCTCGACAATGGTTACCCTGTAGACGAGCCCGGCATTGACGGTGACGGCAGCGCTCGCCGCCTCGATCATGATCTGGCCGAGAAAGGCGTCGACGTGCTCGCCCACCGAGGCCGGGTCGTCGACAAGCGTAGCGAACACCACGTTGCCGGTGCCCGGCGCATCCAGCGCAGTTGCAGCCTCAACGATGCCGGCTGCGATGCCTGCGCGCCGCGCCAACTGGCTGACGTTACAGACCAGCATGTGCGATCATCCGGCGATGCTCGGATCTGGTGTGTACTTTTTGATCTTGCCTACCGGTTGGAACTGACCCGATGGTATTTGCGTTTCCTCCCCGGTCGCGGGATCGACAATCACACCCATCGAACCGGTGTTGGCACCCGCTATCCAATTCTCGCTCGTGTGCAACAGAATTTCGGGCTTTTTGCCCAGCAACTGTTCCGCCGGTGGTATTGGGCCTTTTGTCGGATCGACGGGCTTCAACGCACCCTTCCCATCATCACCATAATCAATGAAGGCACGACGACTGCCCTCATCTTTGGTATCCACCGTGACATCCGTGAAAATCTGCAGTTCGGCCATTTCCACTTGGTAAATGGAATCAACATAATTGGAAGCTGCGGGAACGCCCAGCGCGGCCCCCCTAGTTGGTAATTGAGGATCGTCAAACTGGTAGCTCGGTTGAGGCAGCTCCTGATTACAAAATGTGACATTGTTGCTGCCTTTATACGCAGTATCCCAACCTGTTACTGTCAGAATACCGTTCGGATCGCCAGACGCTTCGGTAGAAATAGTGCCGTCATTCTGTGGCACGGGAGTGTCAACCGCATATGGCCCAAAGTGATGTTGCGGACGACCAGTATCGCCCACTTCTTCTGAAACCCCTCGATAGTCAACGTCATCAAGCGCGTACCACATCGTGGCGTAGCTGGAGGTGCCCTCAGCGACATTTTTCCAAATCTGTTGTCCGCCAGCGACATCTACCGGCGGACCCTGAGTACTGATCGGCTGGAGATCAAACGACAACAGCATATGATGCCAGCGATCCGGTTTGATCTGGGCCACCGTCTCGACGCTGAAACGTTGCGGCTTGGCCTCCAGGAAGGCGCCGCTGAGATCGTTAATGGCGCCACCGATCACAAAATTGCTAACAGAAAACACAGGATCGCCAGGATCAACAGGAAAGGGCGGGATAGTCCATTGTTGGAAAATAACACCGGAGCCAGGAGTGTGTGCCTTGTCCATCAGCTCGGCGACTTCCGCTGGAGTTTCCGGACTGGGAACACTAGCCGATGCATCCGTACAGGCGCCGACCCCAGTGCCGATAGCAATACCGTTGGTTTGAAGCTGTATTTGTAGAACAGCATAACCTTTGCTCTGGTAATGGGTGCAATCAACCGCAATATAACATGAGCCCAGATCGATTGTTCCTGCTGGCGTATATTTTATGATAGCAGGGCAAAACGGATCACCTAACTTAACACCACCAAGAAGATCAACCGCAACCTCTTCCAACAGCGTTTCTTGCTGTGGTTCGCCAAACGACAACAACATAACATTGTCACCTGTCTCCATTGTTTTCGACGGCACGCGAAACCAGAGCGAAATGACCGCCTTGGAGAAATCCCGGAGGCCCTTCGACAGAATCAATCCCCCATCATCGAACTCCACAGCGAGGTTGCCGCCCCAGTGCACATTATAGATGCTGGTTAATACATCTTGAGTGTACGGCATGATGTTGCTCTTACAGTCATCTCAGATGTCCGTGCGCAAGAACGGCAACGTTACCGACAGCCCCGATGGCGCGGCATTGTCGGATTGCGTGACCCGGATCGCGTAGGTGTCGCCTTCTGCAAAATCGGCGAAAGTCGGAATATTGAATGTGCCCGGCTGCCCACCACCGCTGTCGAGCGCGCCGCCGGCGGCAAACGTGATGATCCCAATCTCGATCCGGTTATGTTGGATCGACAGAATGATATCGGTCGCTCCTGTTCCGCCATTCCCGATATCCAGATAGGCGTAGGAGTGGGCATTGCCGCTCGCTAGGCGCATCGTCCGGTTGGCAACACCTTGAAACAGCACCTCGTCGGCTGCACGCTGGATGCTGCCTGGCACGAAGATCGCGGCATCGTAGTTCACATCGTAGAGCGGCATCCAGAACGAATAAAGCGGATTGCCGCCGCCGTCCGTCGCGGCCGGATCAAAGACCGCCGGCAGTGCCGGCGTAGTATGGTTCACGAGCACCTGGTACATGCCGCGCCCACGCACCGAGACCATTACACCGCGCGCATATGGCGTGCTGTTCGTCCACGGTCCAACGTAGGTGATGGTAGCGATCGGCAGCGGAATGACCTGCGTCGTTCCATCGGTGAAATGGAACGTCATGCTGGTTTCGGTATAAGTGACGCTGTCGATGCGCTTGCCTTCGGCCAGGTCCGCATTCAATGCGACGATGCGCTGGTCGACATCGAAAAAATTGCCATCGACCTGCGCCGCGCTGTTCGGTGTGCCGGTGCCGGTGCCCCAGGCACCGGTTGTGACGAAGAATATCGTCATCTAACCGCATCCCTAACCACATCCGCCTCGGTTGTTTCGACATTTTCGGCTACCGGCGGGTCGTCATAAATTATTTTTACCGGACCGGCATCTGTTTCGATCCTAACCTTTTTCAAGCGTTCGATCTCGATAAAGTTTGACCGGTCGATATTGCCGTGTTCGTCCGTCTGGTAGACCTTCTGTTTATCGAACTGCCGCCTAGTCTCTTGCTGCGGCCCTGATTTTGAAAAACTGGCGCTCCAACTTAATGAGACACCGACGAACTTGCCGCCGCCGCCAGTGAGAACGGCAACCCCTTGCGTTGGATCGTCGGCCGGCACGAGCACGCGCGGCGACGCCGGCCGGATGTTGGGAAAGACGGCTGGGCGAACGACAACTTCAAAACCCATCAGATTGCCTCCAGGTCGTAGCCGGTCGGGATCTTGAGGTCGCTCATCTGCAATTCATAGCTGCTGGAAAATTGCCGGGTCATGCTCTTGAGCTTGAACGTTGCGCGGGTTGAAACCTCATTCAGCGCGTCCGCAACCTGTTCGTGCTGCAGAAATGCCACGCGACCCGCCTGTACCGACGGCGGGTTTTCAACCACGAGCGGGATCGCGATTACGTCATCGGCGCGCAGCGTCGACAGAAAATTGATCCCGTCGTCGTTCGGATCTGCGTTCGGCGGCTGATAGGCGACCGAGGTATCGAACATGCCTACCGTGCGGCCGGTGAATTGCTGATAATCCGCCCCGGCATAGTCGACGGTGCAATAGGTCGGCGTGCCGCCGGATGCCACCGCCGATCCGCCGTAACCAATGGCGCAACCGATTCGGACTTGGCAATTGATCCGGCCATCCGAGCCGGCGAGCGCCAGCGAATAACCGATGATCTTGCCGAGCGCCTCGCCGACCCGCGGCTCGATCAGGAAACCATTCTTGCGCAACGTGATTTCCGGCATGCGCGCCAGTTTCGGCGCGAACGCAATCTCCACCACGCGCGACCGCTGCAATAGGTGGGCGCGCGCCAACGCTATCAGGTGCTCAAGGCTGCGGTTACCGCGCTCGGTCGCGATGTAGGACCGCCGGCGCAGATCACCGATCGGAATGGTCCCGTCGCCGATCGGTTCGCTCAAGTTGACCGACTTGATGTTGCTGATCGTCAACGCCTCGCCATCATCAGGATCGGTAAGCACCGGCTGCACATCGGCAAACAGCGAAAATGATACCTGCTCGGTGCATTGCCTATTAGCCGTGTAGCCCGCTACCAGGGTCGGCATCGTGTAATTGAGCACAAGCACATTCTTGTTCTGCGAAAAGCTGTTGCTGGATGATGCAACATGACTGGATATGCCGAAATCGCTTGGCCCATCGTCTACTGACGTCCATGAAGCCGACTGCTTGGCAGGGTCGGCATAAGTCAACGAACCCGCCGGCTCGTTGAATGATGTTTCGGTTTGCGTAAACGTGGTGGTCATGGTCGAGGGTCCGAACCATGACGTGTCGGGGAACACGACCTTTAGCGTGCCGCCAGACGTAAAGCTGCGGACCGTGTAATCAAATGGCGTTACGGCAGTTGCCTCGGCGACCACCCAGCCGTCGCCGATCGCCGCCCCGGCCTTTGGCCAATTATCGGCGGAAAACGTGTAGGATGAGATGTATGGCCCGAAGTGTTCCGGCCAGTTCGATATCAGGTAATTGGTCAGATCGACGGTGCCCTGCGCCTGTTGCGTCCAGGTATATTCGGCGCTTACATCGACCCGCGCGAGCGGCCCGCTGGTCAGCGTGAGGCCGAGCCCGTCGTACAGGACTTTGCCGCCTTCGCTGGCGCCGTCGAATTCGACCAGGCCGTCCTCGCCGGTGATCTCGTCCGACACGGTGAGGATGTGCGTCTCGCGGTCGTAGTGCCAGATCTTGCTGTAGCCCTCGAGCACGAGCTCCGGGTCACTGCGCTGCGTCGGATCGATCACAACCTCGTCGTAGTACGGCAGCACCCGCAGCGTCTCGGCAAGAGCTGCCTTCTGCGCCACGAGATCGATCGGCCGTGCCACGAATTCAAGCGTCACCAGTTCCTCGAATATGCTGGTCGGGACACCGACGAGCCGGCCGCGGAATCTGACCAGATCCGGCCCACAGTCGAGCGCGAACCACGCCCATATCTTGCGCCCTGGGCCGAGCAACCCGATCGCATTGCCGGCGCTGTTGCGCGGCCGGCGCACGACCAGCGTCAGGCTCGCCGGATCGCCCTCGTCCTGCTTAAGCGTGAACGAGAACACATCCTCGTCCCAGCGCAGATGCTCGGCGCCGAAGACCGTCTCGCCGGGATCGATCCAGGCAAAATAGGGCGTCCCGGCCGGCATCAGGCTCGTTGCTCCGCTTCGAGCTGCCACGCCACCTCGGCCGCCCACTCATCGCGCGAGGTGTTCCAGGATGTGACTTTGGCAAGGATCGTCAGCACATCGCCGGTCGTATTGGCGGCGCCGAGACCGGGAATGCAGGTGATGGTGATGTCCGTGCCGGGCCAAACATCAGTGAGCGCCGGCACCTCGTGATCCGTGCAGGTGATCGTCACCTTGTACTGCCGGAATTGTGCGAGCGAGATATCCGCCAGGGCACCACGGCAATCGCGTGCCACGTTTTTTGCCTGGTCGATCGGCGCGAGCGTCATGGTGATCCCGCGCACCGCGTACTGGCTGAAATCGATGCCGTCGATCGCCAGCAGGGTATAAGCGGGCATCAGGAAAACCGGCTCGGCTTGCGGCCACCCGAGCGCACTTGCGCCATGGCCGCGGCCCTGTGCAATTCATCGACCACGCCCGACGAGGCGCGCAGGCCGGCGATCTCGGGTAGGCCCGGAAATGCGATGGTGACGTGGTTCATGCCGCCGCCGGCAAATGACGGCAGGCCGAGCGGCCCGCGCACCATGCCGCCGAGCGCAAAATGGCCCATGCCGAGCCGCAGTGCTTCGAGGAACGCCAGCACCCCCGGCTGCGCCACTGCCCGCGCTGGCATGATATACTCGCCGCGCGAGACCCAGGCGAGATTTGAGTCCGAGGTTCCGCTGCCACGCCCGCCGAGCAGGCCGCCCGCCGCAAAGCCGCCGCCGCCGCTCGACGATGACGAACCGCCGCCGAACCCCAATTTAGCTGCGAGATTTTGAAGCGCCTCGTTTATAGAGTTCGTTACTGAATTCACAAGAGCCATCCCGAGTGCTTCCCCTAGCACGGTCCCTATTGAGATTATGATCGGCATTAAAATGCTGCCGATCGCGGCGAAAGCCGGGGCGAGCCGTTGGCCGATATTGCCGATTGCTTGTTCGAGCGGTAGGTTCTGAAAATCAGAAACAATCTGCTGCATCACCTGGGTGAAACCGCCCAACATCCGGCCGAAGGCCGGCGCCGCCAACGCGCCTATCTTTTGAAAGAATGCGGACAACAGGCTAGAGAACTGATTCCACTGCTGCGCCATTTGCTGCAGTGCCACCTGGTTGCTGCTCGTAAGCGTCAAGCCAAGTTGTTCGGCCTGCGTCTGCAATTGACCGAGCACCCGGCTGCCTTGGCTCAACGTCGCTATCGTTTCTGGCGATAGACCGAGCGCCTTGCCGAGCTGCGCTCGGTCCAGTTCGCTACGGAGATTCATGAAGATGTCGGCAAGCCTTGACCATTGATCCGCTGGAGGCACCTTGGAAAGCGTCTCCAGCAGTGCCTTGACCTTGGTGTCCAAGGTGGTCAGCGGCGAAAATGTTTCGCGAGTGCCATCGGCAAGATGCTGAAATTTATACCTTACTTGATCGATCTGATTGGCCCAGTCCGCCATCTCCTTGCCGGCATCGCGCATGGCCTTCTGTTGTCCAGCCGCCGCGATCTTCTCCGATAGATTGCCAAATTCCTCCGCAAATTTGGCTACCGATGTTCCACCGCCTTCAAACACTTGTTGCAAAGACGATAGGTTTTGAAACGATACGCCACTAACCTTCTGTAATTGAGTGAGCGATTTTTCGGTCGCGCTTGCTTCTGTAGCAAACTTGATCAAAGCGGCAGCCCCGCCCACAATGGCGGCGGCGAACAAAGTAATGCCTATTGCTAACGGGCCAAAAGCACCGCCGACGCGGCTCACCAGGGCAAGGTCCCTGCCTAGAACGCCCAGGTCGACTGCGCGCAGAGCCTTGCTCAGGGCACCAACCTCGCCCCTGGTCAGGCCTAATGCACCCGTCGCCGACCTTGCCGCAATGGTGGTGTTCTTGAAGCCTCTCTCCAAATTTGCAACGCCGAGGACGGTGGCTTCCAAAGTTGCAGAGGATTGCAGGGCTGCTTTGATCTTGGCCATTTCAGCCGGCACGACGACGCCGAGCTGCTTGAATTTTTGCTCGATCACCGCCGGATCGAGCTTGGCAAAGCCGCCGGCCTGCTCGGCCGCCTTGCTGATATCGGCAAAGCACTGCTGGCCGGCCTTGCTGATCCCAGCAAGTTGCTGCTCTATTTCCTTCGCGCCGTCGAGTTGAATTTCCACCGACAGTTTAGGCATGGCGTCCTAGATGTTGTCCTTGAAGTTCTTAATAAACGCCTGCTCGATTTGCGCGGCGTGTTGCTTGACAATTTCGATAACGTGAAATTTCTTCGGGATGGTGACCGAATGAACCCCTATGTAGAGTGGCTTGCGATGAGGGTCGTGGTCACTGGCATCGAACAACATCGGCTTGCCGCCAACGGTGGCCGACACCAGTTTTTTCCCTGACTTGCTGGGCGCCGGAGCACCTTGCTTGGTCGGTATCCACAGCAGCGGCTTGCCGTGGATGGTCGCGCCAAACTCAAACACGCCGGCGATGCCGTAGCGATGCGAAATAGTGGCCTTGGCGTCCAGCGATGGCTCGCCGCCCTTGGTCGCCCCCAGCATCCGAAAGCGCAAACCCGAGACCCATTGGGCATGTCTAAATCCCGGTCCCGCTGCTGCGATGTCTTTGCGTCCATCGTCAACCGCCTCGGAGGCGGTCTCGCGCAATGCAGCAACCGCAGCCGTGGCCACCGGCCGTTCCTTTTCGCGGATCATCTTGATCCAGGCGGGCGAGGCCACCTTGACCTTGAATTTAGCTGGCATTTTCAGTCACCCGCCCCATTCCTTGATCGTCTTCTTGATATCATTGCCCTCGCCCTGCGCGCCAAGCGCGGCGATCGTCAGCGCGTCGGCGTGCTCGATGCGATTTAACTGGTCACTGAATTCGAGATAGGCCGCGATCTGCCGCGGCGTCAGCGTCATTGCAAAGGCGGGCGGGAAGCCGCGCCGGATAAGGGCTGTGATGGCGATGGCGATTTCCGTAAGCGGACCTTGACTGTCTTTGCCGCCTCGTCCGTTGCGCCGATGACGCTCGTCAGCGCCTCGACGAAGGCGGCTATTCCGTTTGGGAATGTCAACCCGATAATAGCTTTCAATAATTTCAACTGATATTCCACCAGCAGCGTGGCGGCGTGCTGCTCGTATTTTTCCTCGCCGGGATGCCCGCAGCCGGCCGCGATGATTGGGCCGATGGCATTGCCGAACCGCTCGATCAGCCGCGCCCCGATATCACTACCCATGCCGCCGAGCAGTGTGGCGAGTTCGGGAAAGCGCGCCACGATCGCCGCGATGGCATCACCATGCAGGCCGCGCACGATGATCCTGTTGCCGTCGATCCTGACCACCTCGACCGCGGTCGACGGTGCGATGTCCAGTAAATCTGCCATGCCGATATCCCTCACGGTCCCGCAGGCGGTACGCCGTCGCGGATGGTCCAGACGCCGAAGTCGCCGGCCGCGCCCTTCATCACCTCGGCCTCGAGTTCGATCACCGTGAAGTCGTCGGCGTCGGTGATAAAGCTGAAATCTCCGGACGGGATGAACGAGACCGTGGCGTCGAAGTCGACCTGCTGGCCGATGTCGTTGGTGCCAACCACCTTGATGTCGCCGATGAACTCGGCCTTCGACAGGCCCGACAAGGTGATCACGTCCGGCGTCGTGGCGTCCATCGTAGCGAGCGCGAACATGGCGAGGTTGTCCCCGGTGATCTCGTCGAGCGTAACTTTTATCGTCGCGCCGATCTGCGTGATGGCGGTAAAATCTTTCGTTTTGATGCCTTCACGCGACGAGAAGTGTTCCTTTTTGGTGACCGCCGGAGTGTAGATGAATTTAGGCGCGTTGCCGAGGTCAACATAGTCGACGCCGCCGGTTTCCTTGAAACTGACGATGCCTTTGCCAATGTGATAGTTCTGAACGTCCGGTGCCGTTGGCATGGCTCATAGATCCTCTATTTTGAGTGCGTACTTGAACATGAACTGAGCGAGCAGCGCCCCCTGCAGCGAGCGGCCCAAGCCGAGGTCGGTCTGGCAGCCGAGATAGCGGATTGCGCCGTTGCCATTCCGTCCGGTCTTGACGATCTGCTCGTTGAGCATGGTGTCGGTCATCACCCGCCTGATCAGCTCCCGCCGCAAGGTGGTCAGATCGGAACCAACCTCGTCGGCCTGCTGTGCGATGATGATTTCCGGGTGCATGCGAACCATGGTCGGCCGGTTGGCGGGCCGCATCGACAAGTCGGACGCGTCGTTGGTTTCCTCATCGCCGTCGAACACCAGCGCCGCCGGCAATTGGTCTTCCGGGATCTCAATATTGTTGCGCTGGGCAAATTTAATATTCGGAATACTCGCCACCACCACGAGCAGCCGGGCCAGGATGTCCTCGCGAACGTCAACCAACGGAGTTGGCTTTCAATGCGAATCTAACCTCGCCCATGTCCTCGCCATTCGGGCTGCCACGCAGTTCCCACGAACGAACGATCCAGGTCCGGCCGTTGAAGGCCAGCACCGCATCGGCATAGTTGGTGCGCGCTATGCCCTTTTCGGCGAGCTCGGGAATGCGGGCAAAGGCGCCAGGGCCGACGCTGCGCACCTCCGCCGGCGTCCCGCCCCCGGCTGCGATCGGCAGCACGTTGGGCCGCGTGTCGTCGATCACGGTGATCGCTACCTCGGCGCCACCGCTCCCTGCCACGCTCAGCACCGCCGGCACGCCGATCACCGCATAGACCGGGTCGTAGAGCAGCTCGCTGCAGTCGATGGTCATGACACCACGCCTCTTTCATCCAGGCACGACGATCATACATCAAAGCGCATGTAGGCACTAAGCAAGCCGGTAACGGAATCGGTTGCCGCCTGCAATGGCGCAGTGGGTGCGGCCTTACCGAGCACCTGCAGCGGATCGAAATATTGCACCATCGTGTCGCCATGCCGGACCATTCGGACGCCGCCGGTGGCGTTCAAGCGCTGCTGCAGCCGCGCCGCCTGGATCAATAGTATGGTCGCCGCCTTGAGTGCCGGCGGCGCGGCGTCGGGCAGCAGATAACCGCCGCTATAGGTCACGGTGACCGGATCGGTCCAGGCGCCGTCGATGCGCATCTTGCCGGATTGCGGCTCGACCTCGTAAACCGATGGATCGAGGATATTCCCCCGCGGCGACTCCACCGAGACGATATCGGCATCGACGACCGGATAGTGTGTCAGAAACAAACGTGGACTATCGAACGGCGTCCCGTCGCCGCGCCAGGTTTCGGCGACCTGCTCGTAGGCGAACACGCGCTGGCACATCGTCGCGATGACATCGCTGTACTGGTCGATCCACATCTGCAGTTGCGTGTCTTCGCTGGTATTGGTCGGCGGCAGGCCAAGGATGCTCTTGACCTCATCCAGCGTGACGAGCGCATAGCTGTCGGCCGGTGTCAGCACCTTGACCCAGATATCGGCCATCAGCGCGCCTCGTGGAACTGTTCGAATAGCGCGCGCAACTCCAGCATCGGCGCCTTGCTGTTATCGGACATCACCGGCTGCGCGGTGTAGGCCTCACGGTCGATGCGCCATCCGACGATGGTTGGCCCGGTGGAACCACGTTCGCCACGCGCGCCGTCATCGCCCTTGGGGCCGGGCTTACCGGGCTTGCCGGCCGAGGCGATGAGCTGCCAGCCCTCGCCGGGACAGACGCCTGGCCCATCGCGGCGCGCGATAAAGCTTGAGCCGCCGAGCGCCACGATGTCGAGCGCCGCATAGGTTTCGCCCTCGGCGAAAGTGCCTCGCACCGTTGGCATCGCGGCATCGCGGCCGGGCCGCGCCAGGCAGATCCAATCCGCATGCCCGGGTGCTTGTCCGGTGTCGCGGGTAGCCTGGAAGCTGGCGCCGGCATGGGCGACGACGGTGCCCGCGTAGTGGACGATGCCGGGCGTCCAATCGCGCGCCACCGGCAGCGCCCCGGGCTTGCCCTGTGGGCCAGGCTCACCGGCCTTGCCGTCGATGCCGGCACGTCCCGCCGGCCCTGCTGGTCCAGCTTTGCCGGCTTCCCCGCGCTCGCCGGTAGGCCCGCGCTTGCCTTCCGGCCCAGGAGCCCGTGCGAGCGCCCGCACCTCGAGGAGCGCCCGCTGTGCCACGGCGAGACAGGTACTCAGCCCGTCGAGCAGCGAATATCCCCCTGGGCCAGGAGTGCTCATGCTGCCAACATCCATGCAACGGCGGCGGCTTCGTCGTCGTCATGTTGCCCGGAACCAGTGCCCATGAGATTAGCGACCATGCCTGAACCTCTGCCGTGCGTACCGACGACTCCCGAGCCCACGGCGCCGGCTCGGAGCATCACAATCCCGGAGCCGATCCGGCCATGATTACCGGCCGCCACCGCCTTGATTGACAGCCGCGCCGCACCAATGCCGGCCGATGCGGGGCAAGGCTCGATCCGAACCGGCGTTGCGACGCGGACGCCAACCACGACGCCATGCGCTTCGCCCTCGAGCCGCGGCAGGATGCCGTAGCCGGAGCCCTCAACCGGGAGCGGCCGCTCGAGCGGATGATAGCCGCCGCCGCCAACCACAACGACCACCGGGACCGGCACGACACCAGCGAATGCCGCGGTGTCGGCGCCTTCGTCGGCCTCGAGCGAACCGATGATCTCGCCGGCCGATGCAACGATGCCGGTTGCCGCAAATACATCCGCCCGTTCCGTTGCGGCGAGCGTGCCGAGCGTTACGGCCGTCGCGGCAAACGATGCGATATCTGCCGCCTCGATCGCAGCCAGCGTGCCGGTCCAGGCCGTAGCACCGACCGCACCAACAAACGATGCAACGTCACCTTCGTTAAGTGCGTCGACGGTCGGCGTACTGGCATCGACAGTCGGTGCAGTAGCGTCAACGGTCGGTGCAAAAATCGATGCTTCGAACGCCGCTAGCGTGCCGATGGATACCGCACCGACCACTCCAACGATTGCCGCGGTATCGCCCGCCTCGATCGCCGCCAGCGTGCCGACGATCTCTTGCAACGTTCCGACAATCGGATGGCCGTTATTGGTATGGACCTTGCCACTGGATGTTTCAGTCGTATGAACGACGTTTTCGTCGCCGATGAGATGGGCGGTCATGTCGCGTGCGTAATCGTCGACGCAATAAATTCCTTGAGCGTCAGCGGCGGCGCGCCCTCCTGCGCGCGTATTCGGTTCTCGTGGTCGTACAGGATTGTTTGCTCGTTGGTCGGCTCTGGCGCCACCGGCTCAGGCGGCACATACGGATCGGGCACGCCGCCGGCAGCCAGCCATTGCACGTAGCCGGGCTGTATCGCATTGCCGTTATAGTCCCGGTTGGCTATGTCTGGAGGCACGCAAGCTCCATCACTTAAACGAATTACCGCGCAAGGTTCGGTAGCGGCGGTCAATTGATACTCAGACATGACGTGTCCATCCCTTGTGATGCGACCGCGTGCCTTTCATGACTTCAGTCATTTTTGGCTGCAACAGATTGTGCGTTTCGCAGAATTTTGTCAGCCAGTTACCGCGAACTGCTTCCCCTGTTGGAGATACAAAAGCAAAATCGATGCGCTTCAGCTCATGCCTACCGCGACCTTTTGCCTGCCTGTCCGCTGCGTTGTCTTTGGCGGTGCCGACAAACAAATGCTTGGGATTGACACAGGACGGGTTATCGCAGGTATGGCAAACTTCCATCCCCGCTGGAACAGTGCCGTTGGCACGCTCATATGAAAGACGATGGGCTTTGTATGCTTTGCCCTTTTGTATGCGTCCATATCCTTGCTGGTCTTTTGACCCCGGCCATATCAAACACCCGTCTTCGCTCGGTGTTGCCAGAGAAAACAAATGAGAAAACGCATCGTGGATATTTGCCGAACTAAGGCTCATACGAAGGCTTGGTTCTGCCGTGCCTGTTCTCATCAAACGGTCGTAATGCAGACGACAATATCCGCGGCCAGCATGGGGCCTTGAACAGCCGGAGTACGAGCACCCATCATACATTTTAGCTGGCATAATGCGCTCCTGCGGTGCGGATCACGGATGCGTCGGTTGCGGTTAGTTGATAGTCTGCCATCACAGCCTCGCATCAAACTGGACTCTATTTGTGCTCGAATTGTTTGCAAAAATGAGAGCGCCAGCGACCAGTCCACTAAAGTTGCCAAATACATAAAGACCAGCTTCAGACGTATTCGCAGAAATTGCTGCATTGGGCGACGACTGCGTGAAGGTCGATGCTAAACTTGTTACCACCAATGCGTCGAGAGCCTTGATGGAAGGAGCGGACCGCATCCCTGAATGGCGAACAGTATAGTATACAGATGACCCGCTCGGAATACCTGCGCCTTCTGGCGTCAAAATACGAAACTGACGCTGGCATATCACCAGCTCCTGATCGAACGACCGCATGATGAACGGCGAGCGTGCGGCGGTCGGCACCTCGAGGCCGGGAAGGACGACGAGGCCGGTGATCTGAAATACGTCGCCGATTGCAGCAACCCCGTTGGTGGTGCCGGTTATGCCGTTATAAGCTGCCGACGCCCAGGCATTGGCGGGACCGACAATTGTCGCTCCGCCGGCCATGCAAAAAATTATATAAAGGCCGACACCGTTGGTGTTACCGACCCATGTTCCGATAACATCTCCCGGGATTGTGACGGTCTTGTATTCCCAGGTATCTGCCACATTCTGCGTGAACGAGAACGGATAGGAACGATTGTTGGCGGAGTTTCGTATAGCTCCAGAATATATTCCTGTCCTGTGTATCTTGGTCCAGAACCCAATAGAAATCGGCTGTGCATTCGCTGTGCCAAAGGCAAGGCGCGAGATACGATATCCTTCAATAGGCATATATATTTGAGTACTGTCATTAGCGCCTAGTACCGCTTGGGCCGTCGTAACGGTGAGTTTGATAGAATTGGTTAATCCGGGAGGTGCATCACCCACTTGCGCGGCTGAAACAACCATTGTTCCGGCCAGAAAAAAAGCTGCGCCATCGACAACATTTCCACTAGTGGACCGTGACGTCGTTCCGTTCTCCTGGCTCACCTCCATCGATCCGTTGATCTGCATCCCGCTGTACGCCATAGCGTCGAGCGGCGCGGCGTAGGCATATAATTCGGTGAAATTGGCATTTGTCTTGACAAACGATGTCCGCAGCGGATCGCCGGTGCCGTCATTAGCGGCAGAACCGATATTGATGGTTTGCTGTGTCATCTGTCAGGGTGAGTGGGTAATACTACCTGCCGTAATGGTCACGGTCTGGCCTATGCTGATCGTCGTGCTGTTGAGATTGATATCGGCACCACTCGTGCCGCATGTAAGGTTATTCACTTTGGTAGTGCCGCCGCCGTCCTTGATGCGCGCCACCGCCGCAGTACCGGCACCGGCCGCAACGCCGGATTTTGGCGCCCCGGCCATGGTGATCACGCCACCCGATTCCGTGAAACTCGGATCGGACAACGTGATGGTTACGAGCGTGGCGGCAAACGACGCCGTGCATATCTCGATGTAAGCAGGCGAAGCATTGGCGTCGATCTGCAATATCGTGGCAGCCATGCGCGCCGTTTTTGTGGCAGTATCGTAGGAAACACTCACTTGAGCTTCCTCTATGCCATCCCCAGACGGAAGGATGTGATCCGCACCGGGCCGTTCCTATAGATTCTGGTGGTGTTGAGCCGGATTGTTGCATTGGAGTTTTCGTCGCCGACATCGCAAGAAAACACCTCGCTGCCGTTAGCGGCGAGGATGCGCGCGGTCGCGGCATTGCCTTGCGCAAGTGCAGCGTCTTCCTCGGCGATCTTGTTGAACACCAGGTTGCCGTCCTCGGCAGTGGCCGCTGGATTGGATAGTCTGAGCACCGCGAGTGTTACACCGTTATCCGACGACAGCTCGATGGTGCCGCCGTCCATCATGCCGCCAAGTGTGTCGAGCATCTCATTGGCCGCAGCTTCTGAAAGATTGACGGTCACGGCTGCGGCTCTTCATAGATCGGCACGAGCGCGCCATTCTCGTCCCGCTCGATGCGCAAGACCTTTGATGGGCGTTCGCTCGCGATCGGCTCGTGCAATTGGCGCGCCGCACTTGCGACTTGCCCGGCCAGCTCGGGCGGTAGCAACATAGCGCCGTTCAGCCCATCCGCGACCATCTGCCGGACCTCGCCGCGCAACTCGGCAACGACTGCCCGCAACTCGGCGATGGTCGCTGCGGCCTGCGCCTCGATCAGCTCGCGCTGGCGCTGCCATTGCCGGCGCTCGGTATCGAGCGCCTCGGCGAGCGCCTCGCGCCAGGCGTCAAGAAGCAACGCGTCGTCGTCCGATCCGATCGGCGTTGGCAAATAGGCTTCTGACTTCTCGTGCAATGTCATCGCGGTTGGCCTTTTGCGGCGGCTTTGCGGGAGCCGGCGGCGCTGCGGGAGGCGGCGGCGCCGCCGGCGCGGCCGGGATCTTCCCGACCTGGCTCAAGGGAACCACCTGCTGCTGAACGCGCGGCTCGTCGCCATACTCGACGCGGTCGAGCCCTTCGAGGTTGCGCGCTTCGTTCGGCGCGAAAATCCCGCCTTGCACGCCCTGCGCCAGCGCTTCGACGCGATCCTTCATCGCCGAGCGTAGCAGCGCGTCGGTGTCGAATTCCACGTATTCGTCGGGCTGGCCTTTGAGATCGAACAGCAGGCCGATCGATTCCTCGATGTGATTGAGCGCGAAGCCGAGACCCGATGATTTCCAGCTTTGCATCAGGAGTTCGGTCGACGAGAAGGTCGAGCCGCCGAGGCCGAGGATCTGTAACGGAATCCGAAACGCGAGCGCAATATGCTCGTTCGAAAGTTTCATCATCTCGGCGGTAGAGGCATCCCTGCCGCTCACCGCCCACGGCTGGACTTTCAATCCAGCGGTGAGGATTGGCGTGCCGCCCTGGTGCAGACCCTTGGCCTGCTCGTTCCAGCGGTCGCGCAGCGCTTGGAGCTGGTCTTTGTCGAGCGTGAGATCGGTCGAGAGCACCGCCGACGGCCGCGCCTCGTTGAGGTAATATCCAAGTTGCTGTCTCGCGATTGCGCTGTTGACACCGATATCGCTATAAGCCGCAACGATCGGACTCTCGCCGATCAACGGCACCGGCCAGCGATGCCGCACCGTGTGTAGCCGGATGTGCAGGACGTCGCGTTGCGGCACGATCAGCGGCTCGCCTCCGAGCCGTTTATCGATCACCTGGTTGCCGTGCAACTGGTAGAAAATCTCGCCATTGTCGGCGAGCCGCGGATGCGACATCAGCGGGTCCATCAGATGCAGTTCGTCGATCTCGAATCGCGAATTGCGCAGCCCGAGCGCATAGGCGTTGCCCTCGAGGTAGAGCGAGCGCGTCGCGTTGAGCAGAAAGTCGGAGATCGATTGATAGTCATTCGGATGGCGCAGCAAACGCGAGAGCGCCGATGACTTGACGCGCTCGCGTCCGCCTTTGCCGTTGAGCCGCCAATGATCGCCGGGACACATGGCGACGGTCTGGGCGTAGGCCGAGACGCAAGCCTCGACCATGGCCGATTGGGTACCAAGGCTGGTCGGCGTGTAGCCCTGCTGCCACCAGTTATCGGCAACGCCGGCGGGCAACCACCCGCCGGTGACCGGCAGATAATACGGGCCTGGCCGGTAATCGCCTTCACCCTTGCCGATGAGCTGGCCCGCGATGCGGGCCAGAAACCCGCGAACGTTCATGTCGATGGTGACGCAGTCCTTGTTTGATAATTGCCGCGTTTGCCGGCCTCGGCCTGCTTGGTCTGCGCCTCATTCGGGTCCGGGCTGCCATCGGGCTCGTGCTCGAGCACGTGGACGCCCATGGCCGCGAGATCATTCTCGGCCTGAGTGGGCGTCGGCTTTGTTGCACCCTGCGCTTCGCGCTGCTCAGCTTGGGCTTTCTCGCGCGCCTGTTTCTCGTCTGCGAGCTTCTTTTTCGCGGCCGCCGTCTGTTCGGTATCGGTCACGGTGGACCTCCTTTATGTTGTTGGAAAGTTCAGACTACCAAGTGACGCCGGTTAGCCAAGCGATCGTGCCGGTTCGCCGGATTGCCCAGGTGAGCGGCAGGATCAGGCGCAAGGCCAGCATATCGGTTTGGAACATGCTTTTGACCGGAGCAGCGACCACGTTCGGCGAGCCCGACGTGCTGATATCGAGCGGTGTCGTGTCTTCGAAATGCAACGTGGCCTGGTCGCTGATCTCGAACCGCGGCCCGTCGCCAGTGACGCTAACGAAGTCGGCGGCGTCAATGACAATGACCGTGCCCGCGGGCACCGTGCCGGACTGGATGAACGGCCAGCCGCCGAGGCGGCCTTGGCCGATCTCGTCGCGGTACGGGAACACGCCTGCACCGGTAGCGATGGCGAACGATGCGCTGTTGACCTGTTGCGGGTTAAGCAACCAAACCGGCTTGCGCACGTTGCCGAGCGTCCCGGTCAGCAGCGCTCCCGACAGTTGCTTGATATCGCCGGTCAGCGCGGTGAAGCCGCCGCCAGCGGTCGGCGTCAATCCGGCGACGCCGTTAAGGATGCCGGCCGGCCGAACAGTCGTCGCCGGGTTGGCGTCGAGCAGGACGGCGTCGGTCGCGACCGAGGTATCGTAGACGATGGCATCGCGCAACAGCCCCTCGATCGCCGGGATCGAATGGTCGTTCAACTCCCGGGTCCAGGTGGTGATGACCGCCATTTTCATCGGCGTCAGGGAGATCGAGGTGAATGCGCCCTGGCGAACCGGAATCGGCAACCCTTCGCCGACGAACGATCCGGCTATCGTTGGCGTCCGCGACCGCGTGGGGATGATCAATTTTGCATTGCGGCCGAAACTCAACGACATACCCATTCCCGACAAAGGCCCGAATACCGAGGCCGCCATCAGGATCTCCATGAAGTCGACGTTGACCTGAACCGCCAGCTCCTTTGCCCATCCGGTAACGGTGGTCATGGCCGCGGCTGAGGCCGCCTTGGTCTGCCAGTCGACCACGGCCTTGAGCGGTTCGTCGTCGCCGAAGATGGCGCGGGTAACCTCCTGCACCGGCTTTCGTTCGTGATGGGCCAGCAGGCTCAAGGCACCGGCACGGCAAAATAGGCCGATCGGATCGAGCTTTTTCCGTTCGAGGCCGAACGGTCTCGCTGGCAGTTGCGCTGCGCTATAGCCGTTGCCATTGCCCTTGCTCGTCACCGCCGATCGGCCGCCGTCGTCGCTGGTCACGGCGAGATTGCGCTCGCTATCACGCAGCGTCGCCAGGATTTCCTTGTCGTGTGCAATCTCGGCGTTTGCCTTTTGCACCGTCTCGAGCAGATCGTTGGGATAATCGCCATCGCCGACGGCATCGTGCAGCGCATCGAGCTTGCCGGTTTTTTCGAGAATCAGATTTTCTCTCTCTTTGATCTTCTGAGCGAGCGACATGGTCGCGCCCTTTCTTGACTGTGATGACGTAACGGCTTGCCCGCCGGTGAGCCCGCGCCGTGCGATCCCGCGTCCTTTGCCTTTCCCGGCGAAAACGAGATCGATGGTCGTGGGCGAAATCTTGAGCGACTTGGCGATGGCCAGCGCATTCGGGTTTGCCGGCACCGAGACCAGGCTGGTCTCGACCAATTCAGCCTTAGTGAAGAACACGCCGTATTCGGATTCCGGCCGCGGCTTGGATTCCTTGGGGCGGAAGCCGACGCTGACGGCGCGTAGAATGCCGGCGTCGATCAGCTTGCGGATTTCATCGATGCGGTCGCTGGTGCCGGCCGGCGCGAGCTCGAGATGGCCGCGCAACTGCTTGTCGACGACGCGCGTGCGCGTCCATTTGCCGATCGGCGCGTTGCTGTTGTGATTGAACAGAGCAATCGGGTTCTTCTGGAACGATGCCAGATCCCAGGCGTCCGACATGATGACATCGTCCATGCGGTCGGGCGTTTCGTCCGACAGCACGAACTCCAGCCCGTTGACCTGGCCAGCGTGGGTCTTGAAGCAGATGTCCTTGGCCGCGCCCTTGTCCTCGTCCCAGGCATCCTCCCAGATCAATTGGCAGACATCCTGGTCGCCGAGCTCGTCGCCGCAGCGGCTCATGAAATCGACGTAGGATTCATCGAGCGCGGGATAGAGATCGCCTTGGCGCTGGCGCATACCCATGGCAGTCCTCCTCATTTCCAGCTAGGCCGCTGGAATGGTCTCGACAGCAATCGCGAATTTGCAGTCAACGGCTTGCGCGACCGGATGGCTGCGCGATCCCGAGCGGAATTTCACGAAGCCGATCGACTTCGTCCACCGCTCCAAAATCACGATGCCGGTGTTCGGCTTCGCCACAAGCGTGACCTCGGTGCCGTCCGGCCCGAATAGATCGTTGTACAGGTTGCCGTCGCTCGACACCTGGAACGTCAGGTTTGCCGGTGTAAACTCCTGCGGCACCGTGACCCGCACGATGGTTCCGCCCGAGCAGTCGGCACCGTCCGAAAGCGACTCGCCGGCCTTGATGGTCGGCCCATCCACGATTGCAAGCCCCATGGCTCAACTCCTGTTTGCCGGGTGATTAGGATCTATCGGCCAGCCGTCGTCGCCGACCTCGATGCTGTGGCCGCGGGTTTCGATGAAGCGTTTGCAGCGGTCGTGACAGCTCGCGCAGAGTGATTGCAACTCGCCGAGACAGAATTTATTCCAATCGCCACGGTGCGGCTTGACGTGATCGACCACGGTTGCGCGAGTGACCGCGCCGCGGTCAGTGCAGAATTTACAGAGCGGATGCGCGGTCAACTGCAACTGCCGCCGGCGGAGCCAATAGCGGGTGGTGTAGAAGTGATGCCA